CCACCAACACCGGCAACCGGTCAGCAGCCACCAACACCGGCGACCAGTCAGCAGCCACCAACACCGGCGACCAGTCAGCAGCCACCAACACCGGCAAATACTCAGCGGCCATAGTGTCGGGTAAAGGTTCAGTTGCAATGGCCATTGGTTATGAATCAAAGGCTAAAGGAAGCCTGGGATGTTGGTTGGTATTGGCTGAGCAAAATGACAATTTCGAAATTATCGATGTACAGTCTGTGAAAGTTGACGGGGAGAAAATCAAGGCCGACACTTTCTACACTCTGGTAAACGGTGAATTTATTGAAACAGAATGATTATGAGAACAGAGGATCATAAGCACCAAATTCTGGAGTATATGCGCAAATATGGTAGCATTACCCCGATGGAAGCTCTCCGGGAATTTGGTTGTTACCGGTTAGGCGCGCGGATTTATGAGCTGAGGATGTCTGGAGTGAGGATTAAAACCGAGTTGGTAAAGAGCATGACCCAACCGGGCCTGATCCGGCGACTGAAAGGCGAAAAACCCAAACCGGTGCAGTACGCAAAATACATTTTGCAAGCATAATGACAGCCCGGAAAGACGGGCAATTTGGACAGGCAGCCACCGGGGACGCCCGGATAAGTGGCAGGCAATGATGCGGGGAGTGCGCCCTTGAGATGTACAGCAAGACAGGGCCAACACAAACGAAGCCGACAGATACCCTTTCTCGCGGGTAAGATTCAAAGCTGTCGCCGGGGCAGAACCGGCCCTGTCCGCCAGCGCAATGGCATAAGCGAGTAAGATGCCGATAAAAATGATTAAAGATTATGGGACTTAACGAAGGAACAAACGCGACGTACATTGGAATCAGCGACGGGAAAATTTCGCTGCGGGTAAAAGAGAGCACGCCGGGAGCTATTCAAATCGTCAACAAGGAGAGCGGGAAAGTCAGTTGGATGAAGTATTACCGCTCCATTACCGGCTACCTGGCGGGAATCGTCAATAAGCCGGACAAGTTCAACGACAAGGCGTACAATTGGCACCTGACGATCGTGGACGGCGACGATACCTACATCATGCAGGTCAGGGAGCGGAGCGGTTACGGTCGTTCACTGATGAAGTCGTTACCCAATGTGGACTTCAACGAAAAGATCACCTTTTCGCCTTATGTGAAGGTTGTAGACGACAAGAAACGCGGAACGCTTTACCTGCAACAGCGCGGGGAGAATGTCGATTGGTATTTCACACAGGAACATCCGAACGGACTTCCCGAACTGGAAAAACGGATCGACGCCCGGGGGAACGTCACCTACGACGATTCGGCGGTGCTCGATTTCTTCCTCAAATATGTGGAGAACGTGATCCAGCCCCGGATCGAAGCGGCGAATCGTAGGCGGCTCGGCGAGCTTCCGAAAGAAGAGCCGGTAACGGACGGGGACGATTCCACGGCATGGATGGAGCGTGAGCATGAGCGGCAGGTTGCCGCTATCCGCACCGAACAAGCGGCGTCGGGCAGTCAAACTTCCCCCGTGCGCCCCTTTATGCGCAATCAATCATCCCCCCGGACCTTCTCGGACGGGATGCCTATTCCGGACGATATGCCTGCCGACCTTCCATTCTAAAAATGCACGATCATGGGACGCTTATTTCACAATCCGTCGGCCAAGCAAATTACCTTTTGCGACGAACGGTTTTACGAAACTTCGGAAGGCAATTTTTACCCTTCCGTGACTACGGTACTCGACCTATACCCGAAAGGCAAGGAGTTTAACGAATGGCTGAAACGCAACGGAACGGATGCGGATGCAATCGTGACGATGGCCGCCGACAGCGGATCGAAGGTGCACGAGGCTATCGACAAGCTGCAACAGGGCGCCGAGGTTTTTTGGGACGACAGCATCTACACGCTTCGGGAATGGCAGATGATAAACAGGTTCATCGACTTTTACACGCGGTTTCAGCCGGAGATTATCAGTTCGGAATTTACCCTCGTATGCGACAAATACGGGATTGCCGGTACTGTCGATATGCTCTGCAAGTTGCAGGGTAAACTATGGCTGATCGATTTTAAGACCTCGAATTATGTGCACGTCACACACCACATCCAGGCGGCCACTTATACCACCATGTTTAATGAGATCAACAAGGGTAAATACCCGGCCATACAAAAGACGGGTATCCTTCACCTGAATGCCAAAACGCGCACCGCTGGGGCCAAAGGCAAAATACAGGGTGCCGGGTGGCAGCTGATCCCTGTTGTGAACTGCCCGAAACACTTTGCCTCGTTCCGGCACGTTCGGGCCATCTGGGATTTGGAGAACCCGAATCCCCGGCCTAAGAACCTCGTTTATCCCGATCGCTTAAAACTTTCCGACTATGGACACCTTGCAACGTCTGCTATCTGAGGCGGAAGAGTATCAGCGTTATGCGGAACAAAAATGCGGTTCCGATCCGGCCCAAATTGCCGAACGGATCAGAACCTTGCAGGTCTATGTTGCCCGGACGGGTCAAATGCTGGCCGAAGGCAAACTGCTTTTGAACCGCAAAAAGAGTTCACAGATCGCAGAAGTGGTGACGAAGATAGCCAAAGAAGGGCATTTGTCGGCTAAGGCTCAAAACGTCCTTGTGGATAGCATAGCGGCAGAGGAAAAGTATTTGGTAGACTGGCTTGACCGATTGAATGCGGCATGCACACATCAGGCAGACCACATCCGCTCGCTTCTCTCCTATGAACGCGAACATTTACGGTTGACTAAAACAGGGTATTAAACAGATGAGATCATGGAAAAGAACAAAGACGATCCGCGCCGGGAATTTTACCGGCTGCTTGACGAAGAAAAGAGGCTGATCGGTCAGCTTGGCAGTACCGGCAGGCATTGTACCTCAAAACTCAAAGAACTTAGCCGTATTCAGGCCCGCAGGGCGGAAATAGGCAGGGCATTAAACATAGGAAGACTCAGTAATGGATAATGGATTCATCCCACTTTACCGGCGGATATTTGAGCACCCTTTATGGTGCGAAGATCGGCCTTATTCGAGGTTCGAAGCTTGGATTGACTTGTTGCAGTCGGCAAGATTTGAGGACACGACAACCAAAAAGATCATTAATGGTAAGGTGATTTGTTGGAACCGAGGGCAACTGCCCATCTCGATCAGTTATCTGGAAAAGAGATGGAATTGGACAACAAAGCGGGTGAGAGTATTCCTAAAAATGCTTGAAAACGAGGGAATGATAACGAAGGTCATAGCAAAGGGCAACCCTACGACAATCTTAAATATCTGTAATTACGAGTATTACAATGGTACAGGGCAAGGCAAAGGGCATAGCAAGGGCACATGTGGGGCAAGGCGAGGGCAACAAGTAGTAGAACAAGGAGAACAAAGAAAAGAAATATACCCCCCTTCCCCCCCTGACGGGGGGCCTGGCGGTGTAGCGGAGAATGGGCGAAGCCCGCTTATATCTTCTGATTCTTCTACTGATTCACCGGGCCGGGCAGCGGGCGGCGGCAAGGGCCATGGGGGCCGGTTTCAGAAGCCGACGCTTGAAGAAGTGGGTGCCTATTGTGCAGAGCGCCGTAACTGCGTTGATCCTTCCTCCTTTGTAGATTTTTACGAATCGAAGGGTTGGATGATAGGCCGCAACAAAATGAAGGATTGGAAAGCCGCCGTGCGAACCTGGGAAAAAAGCCATCCGAGTGTACCGACAGAACAACCGCAACGTAAACCGATCCGGCTATGATCGACGAGATGCACATACCGCAGGCTGAGAAGCTGGAGCAAACAGTACTCGGGGCACTGTTGATGGAGCCCGGCTATTTACCGGAGGTCGTAACGGAGCTTACCCCGGATAGTTTCTACGATCCGTTCAATGCGAAAGTGTACGGGGTGATCCGCACCATGTACGACAGCGGGGAGCAGATCGACCTGTTCACCGTTTCGCAGCGGTGTAAGCGGGACAAGGAGCTTGCCGGGGAGAATGTCGTAGCGAAGCTATCCGGCTATACGATGCTGGTCGGCTCGGGTGCCGGAGTGGTTGCCCATGCGAGGATTGTGCGGGAAAAATACCTCTCCCGCCAGATGATCGCGGTAGCGACGAAAGTGTTGGGATGTATTCAGGAGGAAGGGGATATTTCGGGAATCATCGACGAGTTCAACGCGGGCATGGATCGTATTTCGATGGCTATTGCCGGTGGCCGGGGTGCGAAACATATCGGTGAGTTGCTGGAGGAATCGTTGCGCGACGCGGAGCGCCGCCAGGTGCTTGCCAAAGAGGGCAAGACACCGGGAGTGCCTACCGGCCTTTCGCGTCTCGACGAACTGACGACCGGATGGCACAGCGGAGAATTGATCGTACTGGCTGCCCGGCCCGGCATGGGTAAAACGGCTTTCATGCTGCACAGCGCACGTGCCGCAGCGCAGGCAGGTTATCCGCCCTGTATCTACTCGTTGGAAATGAGCGGGACATCCATTGCCGACCGGCTGCTGCTTTCTGAATGCAATGTCGATCCGGACGCGTACCGCTCGGGAAGGATGGATGCGGAGGACTGGCGGGAGGTCGAGCGTGCGACCGGGGAACTCGGCAAACTGCCGATTTATATCGACGACAATCCGGTGGTGTCTATGCGCTATATCCGCTCCCATGCGAAAGTGATGAAGAAGCGGAACAAGTGCGGGATCATCTTCATCGACTACCTGCAGTTGGCCGATACGACGACAGACCAGCGCAACCGCAACCGGGAGCAGGAGATTGCGCAGGCCAGCCGACAAGCGAAGATCATAGCCAAAGAATTGGACGTTCCGGTGGTGCTACTCTCGCAGCTCTCCCGCAAGTGTGAAGAGCGGGGCGGTGCGTACAAAATGCCGATGCTTTCCGACCTGCGTGAATCGGGGGCTATCGAGCAGGATGCGGATGTGGTAGGATTCATCTTCCGTCCTGCTTACTACGGAATCACCGAGTGGCCGACTTCTTTGGGGAACGTGAGCACGCACGAGTTCGGGATTATCAACATCGCCAAACAGCGCAACGGAGGGACGGAAGAGGTGGCTTTCCGGCACAACTACTCAATGACCAGGATTGTGGATTACAAACTCTACGACAATGTGCCAAAACGGGATACCCCTTTCTGAGCGGGTTTACGAGGCGATACGGGAGGTAGAGCGGAAGAAAATAGCCGATAGGATTTTTCCGGATCATGCGCTACTGATAGACGACCTGTACGAAATACTGAATATTCCGACGATAGACATCTATTGGGCTTGTGTGGAACTGTACAACCAACACCGGATCATCGGAGGGAATACGATTAACGATAAATATTTCAAGATACTATGATTCATACAAATATAACGGCCATCAAACGCAGTGAAAAAGAGGACAGCATTCATCTGGTAGACGACGAACGGCACATGCGGGCCAGCGCATTGTTGGCCTCGATCAAAGCCAAACATGCCAAAATGCAATTTGTCCGTGTGCCGCTCCAAAATGGGAAGGGTTACCGTGAGATCGAAAAAAGCAAATATGAAAAGCTATGCGGAAAGTCAGTTACCCCAAAAATATGACCGTAGACGAGTTTAAATCGTTCAGGCATGCAGTTACCCCACCGGGTAACCAAAAGATCAGGAATGCCCGGAAAATCGAGCGGGACGGGGTGAAGTTCGACAGTCGATTGGAGATGTACATGTACGATTTGCTGACAATGGCCGGCATCCGGTTCGAGTTTCAAAAACGCTACTGTGTACAGGAGGGGTTTCGCTATCGCGGCGCAGCGATCCGACCGGTCACCTACACCGTCGATTTTTTCCTGCCGGAACACGATACGGTGATAGACACGAAAGGTTACCGGACCCAGCAGGGCGACCTACGGATCAAGATGCTAAAAAGGCTTTTTATCGGGCGGGGAATTTCCCCACGTGTAGCGCTTCCAAAAAATCAGGGCGAATGCCGGGCACTACTGGCCGAAATATCAAGGTGAAACCGCCCCGTCCGGGGCACAGAATGAAGAGAGATGAAAAGCAAACGAGCAGAAGAATTTATCAATAACCGCTCTGAGCTGATTGACGGCCTAGAGTGGATGATTGACACATCAACAGCCCGTCGAGCCGTCGAGCTTGCCGAGCAGGACGCAGAAGAGGAGATCGAAGCGCTGAAAGCAATAGCGGTGGAGGCGTTCAAAGAATACATGAAACAAGAACATGGAGGTTTTCTCTCCTCCGATCTGGACAATTTCATTCAAAAACTCAACGAGCGATGAAAACACCCCAAGAAGCGGCCAGTTATATCGAACGAGTAAAGGAGTAAGAAGATGAAGATAAAGATGAAGATTTACGATAAAGAGCGTCGATGTATTTATGATACAGCGGTTTCTATTGCTCGATGTTTTGGAGACTATGTTGGAAGATGTAGACCTCCTGGATTTAGCGACTGTGATTTCACCCCGCAACCTGATCGATATGAACCCATAATATGCACTTTTTACAAAGATAGAAGCGGCCAAGAATTATGGAGTGGCGACCTTGTCCGGGTGCAACATCCCACTGCGGAGCCAAGCGTTACTTTGGAGTGCGTGATAGAATATTCGGAGTATGATGCTGCGTTCGTGTTTGTACCTCGCGAGAATCCAGAGTCCACCTATCCTCTCTTCGGAATGGATAGCGAGCTTATCGAACGAGTGGGAAGTATTTATGAAAAAACAGAGCGATGAAAGAGGTGGCTTTAGGAATACGTTGGGATGAGCTTTTCGGCAGGAGTAAAAAAGATGCTTCTGATGCCACCCGCCGGGCTAGGTGGGAGCAATGGAAAGACCTATGCCTAAAGAGCGATCATCCCGAGATGGTTGAATGGTGGGGCGAGGGCTCAATGGCTGACGACTGTTTTTCCTGTGAGCACAAAGATGGTGATTGGTGTTCTCTGCAATCTTTACCATGTACGGTGAATCCGGTAACGACTTTCTCATTAGGAGATATTGGGATGGCTTGCAGAGGAATTGGATTCAAACCAAAGCAAACTAAATTGGAATTTTAACCCGCCTTCGGGCATAACAGGAGAAGATGATGAAACCGCAATTTAAAGGCACGCCGGGACCGTGGAAGATTTGTTGTTATGGGCATGAGCATAAAGAGCTGGTAATAGAAAAAGATAAGAAACCCGAAACAAGAGTCGCCAATGTCGCTATACAGAAAATATTCGAGTCGTTGGCCAACGCCCGTCTTATCGCCGCCGCCCCGGAACTGCTGGAAGCCTTGCAGAAAACCAACGATCTACTCAAAGACTTGGACAACACGCACACCGGGGATAGTAGGTATGCTGACTTCGCGATTCAGTACTCGGAAAACAGAAAGTTGATTGAAAAAGCATTGGGAATATGAGCACAACAGTCGAAATGTGGGCGGTGTTTGATCCGGAAGGGGATTTGATTGTCTGGACTACACGCACTCAAATTTACAATAGTCAAGAGTCTTTTTTAAAGAATGCATTTTGGCCTTTTGGTGGACATATACATTCCATTGATTGGCCTAAGTATGAGAAACAAGGTTACACCTGCCGCCCTGTGAGGGTGACGATTGAAGAACTGCCGCAAGGCCAAAAATAAAAGAAGATGACCGAAGAAACGAAAGGCCCTTACAATGGATACAACAGCCTGGAGGAGCTTGAGAGTGCTGTAGACGAGTATTTCGGTGAGTATATCTCCGAACAGAATCAAAAGACAAAAGAACACATTGAAAATATCACGCCGCAGGCATAAATAATAAAAATCATGCGACCAATAATTTTCAGAGGCAAGCGCCTCGATAATGGGGAGTGGGTAGAGGGCGACTATTTCCGTAAATACATATACGACAGGTATGATAACGGTTCTCTACACCATCTCATAGGTTGGCAGGTGACGGATAATGACGGAGAGAAGTTTAATGACTACGAAGATGTCGATCCGGACACCGTCGGCCAGTACACAGGGATGAAAGACAAGAACGGAAAAAAGATTTTCGAGGGGGATATAATGTCACTTGTAACCGAATTTGGCGATACTATAATACGTGAAATACGGTTTATCGATGGGGCTTTTTGTGTGATCGGAGAGCAAGAAGATGACCTGCACGGGCTAAGTTGGGCCGTAGAAATGTGTGATGGAATAGTTGGTGATAACATCCACGACAACCCCGATCTGCTGAAATAAAAAAAGGAAGGTGTCCGCCTCACCCTCCTACTTACTGCTACGAACCCAAAACCCCGATTATGAATAATAGGGTAATGCAAATATAACAAAAAATCTGAGAAATGAAACGGATCTTGCTTTATTTTCTCCCTGTTCTTGCCTTTATAGCCGTGATTTTTGCCGCCTGTGAGCTCAACAAGACCAAGCCGGGCAAGATCATCTTCGACCGTGTTCCCTTCGTCTACGCCACCATAAACGGCCAAAGGGAGCTATTCTTAATAGATACCGGAGCGTCTACCTCCATGCTGGATAAAAAGCTCTGTGACGAAGCGAAAATCTACTACATGGCTACCGGCTTAGAGGTAATCGGCGTAGACGGAACCTCGATCCCTCTAAAGACCACCGGAAGAATCCCGTTCACGCTCGACAGCATCCCGTATTCGGCCAGCTTCGCGGTACAGGACATGACCAGTCTGCGGAGGGCCACGGGAAAGAACGTAAGAGGGTTGATCGGCTCGGATGTGCTGGGATTTTACCGGTTGACGGTGGATTTTAACAAATGTGAGTTGAGGTAAATTGTCCTAAAGGTAGAAAGTTGCATAGGGGAAAGACCGATAAAAGGTGATATTATTGTTCTAAAAGTATTGTTATGGATATTAAAGCAGCAGCACGAGAATTTGGTATAGCCGAACTCAGATTACATCAGCTTATCCGCCAGCATGCGATCAGTTTTAGGGCGGATGACTATGGTGTGTATGTGGAGCAATCCGAAGTGCAAGCGTGGCTTACCTCCCACCCTGAGCAATGGCAGCAATGGATGGACGCTTTGCAGCACACTCAAGATCATCTCATTTCAAACAGGTATTTGGAGCGACATCGAAATTTGAAAGATTTTGAAAGAAAATAGCTTGTATTGGCTTACATGAAGCTATACTTTTGCTATGTAATGGTACATGGCTATGGTAGAGCTTGTTCGTAGTTGGATCGCATTAAGGGATTTTGCCCACTTTGCACACATCAATGTGCAAGGAGGGCATTTTTTTACGCTACATAAGCAGTTTAAGAAGCTATATGAAGGAGCCCTAGACCAAGCCGACACTATCGCCGAGCGTTACCGTCAACTCAATCCCGATTCGGTTATTCAGATGACCGGCGGTGACCGAACTTATCTTGAGATGTCAGACCGACAGCTCGTCCAGGAAATCATCACACAACTTTCCAGCATCCGCCAACAGCAAAATGCTATTTGGGCCAACACCAATGCGACGGGTGATTATGTTACCAATGATCTGATGGTGCAGTGTTCAAAGTATGTGGATTTTATCATGTGGCAATTTAATGAATTCTTGAAGTAATGGCCTTTAAGCAAGGAAATACGTATTGGAAACTGGCGAAAGGATTTACGCCCGGCACGGAGAAGAAATACGCTCCTGATGAACTATGGGTAAAGGCTGTTGAGTATTTCAAATGGGTGGAAGACAATCCTTTGCTTGAAGAAAAGGTATTTGGAACTGGCCTGAAAGACACTGTAAATAAAATGCGGGCCATGACCATTACAGAGTTTTGTGTATTTGCGGGAATTACGTCTCAGACATTTTTCAATTACGAGAAGGAGCAAGCCTATTTTGACATCACAGCGCGCATACGTGATATAATCTACTCGCAGAAGTTCACCGGGGCCGCAGCAGGCTTACTGGAAAGCAATATTATAGCTAGAGAATTAGGTCTGGCTGACAAGCAAGAGATAAAACAAGATAGCACCATAACTACGGTAATGTTCGGCAATGAGGACAAAGGCTTATAGTCTGAATGTCTCTCTTACAGATAAACAAAAAGCGGTTCAGGCTGCTTTGTTTGTAGGGGTAATCGTCAAGTTCATTTGCCTGTATGGTGGATCGAGAAGCGGTAAAACGTTTTATGCTTTTTTGTGGATTGTAAAGCGAGCGATTATTTACCCAGGTAGTTACGGATTGGTGTTCCGCAAAACACTGAGTTCTTTGAAAATTGGTATGCTGAATCAGACGATGCCAGCGCTATGGAGGGAGTTCGCCAAAATCAATGGCGGTGTCCATCCTTACGATGCCAGTGTGGGCGGGGTTCCATTTGTGACCTTCAACAAGTCCGAGAACATCCTAACCTTTTTTAATGGGTCTAAGATATTCTTTTATGGTGCCGCCGCCACAATGGGAGACGAGGATAGCATGACGAAGATTTTGTCTTCTGAGTACTTTTCGATCCTTGTGGAAGAGGGCAACGAGAACGATTACAAGGTTATTGAAAAGCTGTTTACCCGGTTGACGCAGGTTGTGTATGATTCCGATGGAGTAAAGGGAATGCCGAAGTTTGTCACTACGCTCAACCCTACCGTCTTTGAGGCATGGGACTATGTGATGTTCAACAAAAAACTCAATCCATCATCACGGGAGCCTTTGAATGATCCTGAGCGTTATGCAACGGCGCATTTCCGACCGACGGACAACATGCAGCATTTGAGCGACGATTATATTGCCACGCTCAAAAACCTTTCACCGCGTGACCGACAGCGGTTTTTGGAGGGCGAATACGGGGCCAACTTCGACGGCGAAATATTCAAGCACCTCAATTGGCTGGATGTACTCGATTGGTCTGTGTTCGAGAAGATCGTGATCTACGTCGATCCTTCTTATAAGTCAGGCCCCAAGAATGACTACAAGTCGGTCGCCACGGTGGGAATCTGTCAGGGATCATTCTATGTGCTCGACATTAACGCAGCGCAATGCACTACTTACGTGATGATGGAGCTCATACACGAGGCTCAAAGTTACGCAGAATCCAATCTGGAGCAGGTAAAAGGCCATCGAGCAATCGTAGAAACGTGGATCGAAAACCAGGGTATAGCGGATGACTTCACCAAAGCACATGACGAGTATTGCGCCCAAAACGGTTGCGCTATCCCCTATCGGTTGGATAACACGAACAAAGGCGACAAGTTCATGCGAATAGAATCCCTGCTAGTTCCGCTCAATGAAAATTACAAACTGATATTCAGCAACCATATCAAGGAAAAGGTGATTTCCTCACAGGTTGAGGTGCAATTCCTGAATTTCGCCAAAAACATGCCCAAAGACATGCACGACGATATTCCGGATAGCGTACATGGAGCTGTGATGAAATTGAGCCAAAAAACGAATGTCACCCACATGAGTGATGTGTATATAGCAAAAAGGACGTGGAGGTAATGGTTGATCCTATCGACATAAAAACAATGGATTTCGGGTACCTGATGGGTATCGACCTGATTCAGTATTTACCGGAGTATTATCTGGAAGCTGTTTACGATAAGAATGCCGATAGCCTCCAGCGTGCCGTACATATCGCCAAGAGCCGTGTACAGAATTATCTCGCCGCACTTTATGATTTATCGGCTGAATACCAGAAAACCGGCTGGGATCGCAACGGAGTGGTTTTAAAGCTGGTTATATTCTGTGCTTGCTGGGAGATAGCCAGCGGAGACGAGGCGATTAAAAAGAGCCTTACCGACGCATATCAGGATTTCCTGCGCACGATTGATGAGTTGCAGTCACGCAAACAATCGCTTTTGGATGTCCCTTCTGTCGGGGAAGATATACGAATGGCTCCGGAGGTTATTTCCACTAAAAATAAATACCTGTACTGATGGCAAGGGCTACAAATAAACAGAACTCAGTTAACCCGATTAAACCGGTCGGGTTAGGCTCGTTTGTAGTCAAGACTTATCCCATGACCCGGTATATAGACTATACCGAGGCTGATTGGCGTATGTATTCCGACCAGCTTATTAATAACGGCATGGCTCAGGGATGGGATACTATGGTAACGTGGATGCTGGCCTCGTCCCCGTTTGTACAAACACTTATAGAGCGCAGATTAAACCCGATTCTCTCCGCCCGTTATGTTTTGATGGATGAAAATGGGAATGTGGACGAAGCGCTGACCGAACAAATTGACAAAGGGTGGTTCCGCAAGTGGATCGAGGCGGCATCTATGGCGATATTTCAAGGGTATTCGGGCGGTGTTTTTCAGCCACAAAACAATAAAATTGAGCGCTACCCTATCTCGGTTATCGATCCATTCAATAGAGCCCTCAAACATACGCCTTTCGACCTGAACGGGCATGAGAGGTTCGATGATTATTCTAACCTGTTCTATGTGGAGTATTCATCACAACACCAGACTATGCTCGGGTTGTTTCAACCTCTTTTGAAGGAGTATGTAGGCATTGCGATCACCTTGAGAAACTGGTTAGCATCGGGAACGAGATTGGCATTCCCCTTAACGCAAGTCGGATATAACGGTGCAGGCGTAGAACTACAAGACTACATTGCTCCGGACGGCACAATTCAGCAGAAAAAGGTAAATCCCAACCAGGAGACTGCACGGGAAATTGCGGCCAATATAGACCCTACCGTGGCTATTACTACTCCTTTTTCGGTAGATGATGGGAAACAGGTTTATTCCATAGAGGTTAAACAAACCGAACATCACAGCACCTCGGATGCCTATAAAACATACTACGACTATATCGATCAGGCTGAAATCAGGATGATTAACCTTGTACTCGGGTCTCAGTTGACCATCAAAGAAGGCAATAGCCGGTCTTTGGGGGAGGTTCACGAGCGGGTTGCAAAGACCTATGCCGAGCGGGATGTGAAATGGATGGTAGAGGTGCTTAACAATGTCCTTAAACCAAAGCTCAACATTCCGGATAATCGATGGTTTTCTGATGACAGTGCTTCCACGATGAGCATGGATGAGGCGCAAAAGATGTCGGACATTGTTAATCAGAACGGCAAACAACTTACGCAGGAATTTTTTACCCAGATCGGGTTGCCTGAAAACTTTTACGAGGATAAATCGGGCATCTCTTTGCCGCCGGTCGCTATCAAAGAAGAGGCAGAGATTGAAACCAAAGAGGAAAAAAACTTTGTCCGCAAAGCGCTCGATTTCCTAACGGCTCGCAGCCGTCAAACACCACAGGAGCCCGAGGGAATTATCTATTTGCGTGCACCCAAGATCAAAGAAGAGGTAGCTAAAGAAGATGTCGATCTTCCTGCGGGGAGCCATGCGCATGTTTCCGACGCATTTGTGAGAAAGTTGTATGAAACGGAACAGCCCCAACCTGTTTTTATCGATCTGGAGCAGTACAAATACTACGCAGACACATTTAAGGCTCCGTTGTTCGGGAATAATCCTTTGGTGAAACTATCCGCCAAAGGGAATGGTTCTATCCCTGATGACTTGCGGCCTCGTTACATGGCTAACATCTTCCAATTTTCCGCTGCCAAGAACGTAGCCGAGCAGGCTGCGGTTAACGATGCCATTGCTCGAAGTCTCTTTAACGACAATGGGCAAAAGGTCTCTTTCTCGCAGTTCAAAAAGGCGGTCAATAAGATCGTGTCTACATTCCGCGAAGACTGGCTAAAGACCGAGTATAGAACAGCCTCGATGACGGCCATTATGGCCAATCAGTGGGGAAGTCTGTGGGCGCAGCGCGACTCACTCCCCTATTGGCGCTATCGAACCCAGGAAGACAACAAGGTGCGGGATGAACATGCAAGGCTCAACGGACGGGTGTTCCGTATCGATGATCCGAATGCTCAAAGACTGTTTCCGCCTAACGGATGGAATTGCCGGTGCTTTTACGAGGGGGTATCCGAGTATGACCGACAGAAAAACGGTTGGCAAGTCGCCCCGAATGAGGATATACAGGACCTGCTATCGCAGGATGTCGAAAAGGGATTTACTTACAATGCCGGCATCAACGGCATCATGCCGAATAAGGATAGCAGCTATTTCGATGTGCTTCCCAGCATCAATCGGCTTTCATTCGATAAATACCGGCTTGATTCCGTGAACAAGATGATGGAAACGGCCCCCAAAGTCGATGTTTACCAAGGAACAGTATCGGACATCGCTAAGATGCTCAAGCGTGCACCGGTTCAAAACGGGAATATCCTGGTGCATAACTCTATTCTACGGATGGGATTTGTACTCACTCTCTCGTTGCGGTCTCGTTTGGAGGTGGCTGGAGGTAAAGGTGTCAACCTTTTGGGTGAAACCATTTCCAATCCTGATGAGATGTGGATGCAGTGGGTGGATGAGAACAACCAGACTAAAACGAAGGGTGTAATGCTTCGTATTGCCTCGAATGTGGTTTACGCAGTGGAATTTGAGGATAATGTAATTACGGACGCTTATGTGGTTCGAAACTCATTACAGGCCGATATGCTGCGGCGTGGGCTTTTGATGGTGCGGTGATGAAAAGTTTGAAGGATTTGACAGTGGATCTGGGCAGGCTTCAGCAGAAATGCGACGAAGCTATGAAGGTAGCTCCGGCCATCATCGGAAATATGGTAGCTCAGGACATCAAAGCCAACTTTATGCGTCAGGGAGTCCAAACAGATCAGGGATTACGCAAATGGAAGCCTAGTGAAGCCGCACAAAAGGAAGGGCGACGAACATTGGTTAAAAGCGCGGCCATGATGAACGAAGTGCATTTTGAAGTACAGGGTAAGACCGTTCGTGCGGGCTTGGATACGAGGCTTATTCCGTATGCCCCTAGACACAATGAAGGATTGAAGGGTATGCCCCAACGGCAATTCATTTATGTGAGAAAGGCCGTGCTTAGGAAAGCGATGGATCAGGTAGAAAATATGCTGAAAAAATGACCGGGCAATTACTATATGCGGTTTGCAAGGAACTGATGGCGCTTCCGGAATTGGGTTTGAAGCAAGTGCAGATAGCTCGGAATTTTACCACGAACAACCCGCCGCAAAACGTTCTTCCGGCGGCAATCGTGGGGATTCTGGAGGATGAAAGCTCGGTGTTTGTCGGGGGCTATGAGAGACGGGAGTATGAGATCGGTATTTCTATCTCAATTCTCGATACCAATATAGACCTGGTGCACTCTTCGGATTGGATAGTGGATAAGTATAAGGGGGCTTACGATATACCCGACCGTATCCAGACGCTTTTCAATCGGCAGGTGTTTACTACACCGCAGATGCAAAAGCTACTCCAGAAGAACAATTTAATAACCAGGTCGCGGGGGTATAATCTGAGGCATACGCCTTATGACAAGTGGTCGAAGAATGTGGTTACCTACGAATTGATCGTGCGTGCGATTCTTACTGTTCCGATGGAGGAGCCGGAGGTGCCCATAGAAGATATTAAGTATGAATTTGAAGTAACGGTATAATGGAAACAAGACGCATAGTTCTTTCATCCGGGAGGATGAATCGAAAAGGCTACAGAATCCCCGTCGAGGTAATCAATATATCGGATTATCTCGCAAACCCGGTATTGTTGGCCGAACATGAATACGACAACAATATAGGCCACATGGAGGACATCCGGATAGAAAACGGCAAACTGACTGCTCTGCCCGTTTTCGCATCTACGGAGCTCGGGCAGCGGTATAAGACCCTTTATGAAGAGCGAGGTATCAATGCCATCAGCATGGGTGGTTTTGTCAAGTTGAATGCCGACCGGAACGAAGCATTGGCCTTTGATCTCTGGGAAAACTCGATGACTTCTGTTCCGGCCGATCCCGGAGCTGTTGCAATGGAGGCCGGGGTTGCCCTCAGTACGGACGAAGCACCGGAGAAGCTATCCGGCATCAGTCCCGATGTGATGGAGGCCAAACTTTCAGCGGGTTATGAGTATGTGACCCTGAATTGCTGGGAAGAGGAAGAAGAAAACCTTTCCGCAGGAAGCGGAGTAAATAAATCAAACGAAATGGAAGAGAACAAAAACCTTGCGCCCGAGACTGGCGCACCGGCAGAAGGCGCTACCCTGTCTGCCCCCGCTGCTTCCGCTCCTGCGGAAGAGCCCAAAACCCAACCCGAACCTGCCGCTTTGGCAGCACCGGAACCCAAACAGGTGTCTGAACCGGCCCCGGCAACACTGGGCCTGAATCCCGCGATGCCCCAAATGGACATGCCGAAAGTACGTGTCAGCACACAACGGGCATCCCTCTCGGCCCTTATGAAAGAAAAGGGTATGGATGGGATTTCCGAGATGCTTTCGCAGGGCAACGAAAACGAAAAACTGCATGTGTTCGATGCGATCAAGAACACCCCGTCAGGAAAAGTGTTTTTCGACAAACTGCACTTCAACATCGACAACGGTGCACGCCCGGTGCGCGTCAGTGTTGCTGAGTACATGAGCAACCGGGAATCACTTTCATCGTCACTGCGTGAGATTCAGAAGCTCTCCATGGGCGGCAATGCCAAACTGAACGCATCGACCGACTTTGTGGAATCTCCGGCGCTGGACCGTATCGCATTTGCGGCAATGGCGTACCTCAAACTGTTCCCGACCAATCTGTGGGTAAACCGGATGCCCGTTCTTCCGGCCCAGATGGTCGGCGATAACGTGGGAATCGTATGGGCGAATATCGGTTTCGACAACAAGATTACCACCCAACCGGCCCAGACCGATACGACGGTTACGCCTGCAACGATTGTGGCCAAAGCCGACACGCCGGTATCGATGCAGATTTACGAACATCTGCTGGAACCGATGCTCTGGAAACGTTACAACCGAGACATCGTTGCTTACGACCAGATGGGATTGCAGTGGGATGTGGCGCTGAACAACCTGTTTACAGCTATGTATGATTGGGATTTGTTCACGCTGGCCCAGAAGATCGCAACGACCAAATCGGGCTATACTCCGAAGGTGCAAGGCACTTCGGGCGAGGCGCTCAAGCTTGGGGAAAACTGGGTGAAAGTTCCGTCGAACACCGGCGACTACAACGGTCTTACGATGAAGGACATTCAGGCTCTGGAGGCATTCTTCCAGACGCAGAATGTTCGTCTCGAATCCCTCAATCCTGTTATCAACGTCGATCCGTCGTTGCAGTATTCACTCACTCAGGACCCGAAAGTGCAGACCGTCCTCACCCGCTTCGTGGAAGGATACAAGAACGAAGACCTGCGCGTATCGTATTCGCGTGTGTTTACCCGTCAATACCTGGGTGTGTACGATCCGACCACGAGCGCGGTCGTAAACCCGGTTACGGGCACTCCGACGGCTACGATGGTACAGTACGGTCTCGCACTGATTCCGGAGTATGTTCTGCGCGCCCTGGCTTCGATGGAGGTGTTTACCAAGATTGAGCCCACCCTGTACGGCGAAGTTTACTCGGCAGAAATCAAGACGGGTATCGCTCCGGCGTACGCCAACAATCTGGGAACGGCTCTGATCGTGCCGACCAAGTATACCGCACCCTCGACGGGTGAATAACCATAAAAATACACAATCATGGTAGAAATCAATCATAATGTGGATGAACGCTTTTTTGCGAGGCTGAAAGGCGTTGTAAAGAAATTCATCGATGCAGGTTATAAAGGTGTTCATCTGGACACCTACCTGCAAATGGTGATTACAGACGAACAGGTGGCTAAACACCATCTGTTCTATCCGAAGTCTCCGCTTATTCTGGTCACCAACGAGAATATGCCCGAGACCATCGAAGAGGTGGAAAATCTCTTTATGAAATACCCGATTTATCCTCAGAAGAGCAAGGAAGAAGAGGCGCAGAATGTGGCCGACCTTCTCAATGCCGTGGATGAATCCACTACGGAGAAAGAGTCCAAGCCGGACAAGAAAACCGGAAAAAAAGAAAAAGCATGAAAACAGGTGTAAATATCAAATTCACCAACACCCGGACTGGTGTCGCCTCGTCTTCGGACGGGGTGGCACTCCTCTGTGTGCAGGCAGTGGCGGTAGCGAGTACGTTTAAGCTGAATACCCTGTATAAGCTCTCGCAGCCGAGCGATTTGACACCTCTCGGCACAACCGACACGTATGACGCAACGAATAAGGTGTCATTGGTAAGGCAGGTTGAAGAGTTCTATGCCTCGGCCGGAAACGGTGCTACGCTGTATCTGATTGGGGTGGACAAAAGCTCGACGATGAGCGAATTTGTCGCCTCCGATACTTTCGAATCCCTGCTCCGCTCCACCGGTCTGAGTGCCGAGGGAAATCCCTCGCCTGCTGATCGGGCCAAGATGATCGGTGTGGTCTTCGCTCCGCAGGATCAGGCTCCTTCGAGCGGAAGCTACTATGCGGATGTAATTCCCACTGCAACGGCCCTGAATACGACTTTGGGCAATCTTTGGGATGCCGGTTTCAGGGCGTTTGCAGTACTGGACGGCAATAACCTCAAATCGGTTACCGACGCTCCCGACTTCAATACGCAGGATTGTCCGCGTGTAGCTGTTTGTGATACTACGGCTAACCTCGACAGCTGTGCCTCTGTCGGGCTGGTGCTGGGTATTCTTTCCCGGCAGGCGGTCAATTACGAACTCTCGAATGTGTCTGCCGGACCGCTCCCGATTCAGAACGCATGGTTTACGGACGGAACTCCGGTAAGCTCGGTTTTGCCTGCCGTGTTCGACACGCTGGGACAAAAACAGCATCTTTTCATTCGGACGCGGGACACGAAGTCGGGTTACTACTTCAATGACGGTGCAACCGCCGAGGATAGCACTATGGCTTTGTCGACAATTCCAGCCAACCGTGTGCTGAACAAGATTGCGGACTATCTGCACGCCTACCTCACGGATATTATCGGCCAAACTCCGCCTATCGATACGGACGGAGATATTAACGACGGGTATCTTTCCTCGGTGACGGAGAATTTCTACACGACCTATACCGATCCGATGGTTACGGACGGGGAGATTGCTGGGGTGAATTTGGAGCTTTCGAGCCTTTCTCCGTTCACGTCGACCAGGACCGTCAAGGCTCACTTGTCCATCCAGCAGCGTCCGGGCATTGCCCTGATCGAAGCGGACATCGAATTTGTAAACTCGCTGTAATATGAATCTGGATTATTTAGTTTCAGGCGGTGATAAATACCAGGTGTTTATCACTATCGGCTCGGTTCCGGTGTACATGTTTCTGACCGCTTCCGCTGTGGGTAGGAATCTATCTCAGGATGCTACCCCTATCGGAGCTATCAGCACGGAGAAGCCTATCGCCGTCAAGCGGGGGATTAAGAACAACGCGTTCAATATCTCTTTGCAAGACGGAGAGGCCATCAAGATCGTGCAGGCCGCTAAACTGGCTATGGGATCGGGTATTCACGATTTCCGGGATTTCCCGGCTAATACGAATATCACGGTGACCAGCCTGGAGAATGGCTCTGTTGAGAAGTATATCGGCTGCGCGTTCTCCGGCGACAACAAGAACATCGAACGCAATTCACTCGAAACGCTCCGGGAGTTGTCCGGGACGTGTATCGACTATAAATCTGTGTAATCATGGAAATCACGCAAAAATTCAAGTGCAAAAATGCCGACGGCCAGCTGGTCGACAAGGAGATGAAGTTGGAGTTCCGGGAGATCGACCGGTGCCGGAGAAGCGACGCAAAGCTGTTTTATGCGGCGATGGGTATGATGTCCACGGATGCAAAAGGCGAAGCAGTATTTTCCCCGGCTTCCATCGAAAAGATGGGGACGGAGTTTATCGACGGGCTTGTGGTCAAAGGGCCGGATTTCAACGAGACAGATTTCGTCCTGATGAAAAACGACGTGGTGGCGACGTTCCAGTTGAACATGGAGCTTTTCGGGAGGGTGATCGGCCCTTTTTTAACGGACAACTTGTAAGACTGTCAACGGTTTTTCAGGTTGCCCAGACGAAAAGCTCCGAACTACTCCAGTTGTTCAGCAAGGAGAATCCCCTGTGGGAAACATACCTGTTATTCGCCCGGATTTTCGGAATGAGCCGCAGGGAGTTCGAGGAACTGAGCATAGATGAGATCGGAGCCACTTTAGCCCATATTTACGCAAATAAACTGCACGAGAGGCAGTTGTTGTAGCTGCCTCTCTTAATTCTCTTTCAAGATGATCGATTACGGAGTAAAGATCAACGTAGGCGGGAATGCCGACCGGGTATTACAACGTCTTGTTGCGCTGTCAGAAAAGATGACGCAAACCATGCGTCGTGCGGAAACTTCTATATCCCGTTCAGGGACTCAGATAAGCAATTCGATGCAAAAGGCCGGGTCGGCGATTCAAAGGACAGGCGAACAGGCCCGTAAGGTGTTCAAAGATGCGACACAGGCTGCGCGGGATGCCAGGCAGGAGTTTCAGAAGATCGGTCCTATTTTTTCCGGCATTAACTCTAAACTGGCTGCTTTAGGCTTGTCGGTCGGTGCTGTCGATATTGGCCGCAGAATCATTAATGCGGGAGGCAACGAAGAGGATATATTAGCCCGGTTGGAATTTGCCTTAAAAGACAGAGGCAAAGCCATTGCCATGAACAATGAGCTAAAAGCGTTCGCCAGACGGGCCCCTATTCCGATTCAGGACATGCGCCAACAAGCGGCTATGCTTGCTCCTGTGTTCGGGGATCAAACAATGAAATATTTTAAGATGCTGGGCGATGTGGTGTCCGGCTCTGGCGGAGATTTCGGCAATATCGCATACAACTTTGCTCAGATTAAATCTATGGGGCGAACCTACGGTATCGACTTGCGTCAGTTCGCTATGCAGAACATTCCTATTTGGCAGGAGCTTGCAAAGGTGTTGAACGTGCCGGTTGAAAAGATGGAGGAAATATCTACCAGCGGAAAGATCACTTTCGATGTGGTCGCTAAAGCTTTCGAGAACATGACCAAAGAGGGCGGTATTTACTTTGGTGCAATGGAGGCACGGGCGCACACCTTCCGGGGGCAGTGGCAGATCATCGGGAACAAGATGCAGGAAATCTGGGTGAAATTCTTTGAGAAAGCCAGACCCTATTTGCAGCAGTTCAGCGATTGGGTGGAGAAGCAGATTGAAAACTTCGATGAACTTATACCTAAAATAAAGACGATCGGATATATTATTGCTGGTACTTTTTCAGCAAAAATATTATTCAGCTTTGCAGCTGGTATATCCAAAATAATACAGGCTTCGATTGCGTTACGCGGAATTTTATTGACTTTGAACGCTTCGACGGCTGGTTTAGTCTTGAATTTATCAAAAGCATTGGGAATAGTTGGCGCAGTTGTAGCTGCCACGGTTGGTATGAAAAATCTTCTACAAAAAGATTTTGACAAAAAAACATTAGGCCGCTATGATGTCGATATTAGTGGTATCGACAAAATGAATAGCGCGCAACTGCAAAAAAAGCTAGATGAGGCGCAAAGTGCACGAAGTGCGGCTTTATTTGAAAAAAATAGACTGGAATACGATGAAGAGCACTCAAGTTTAGGACAAAAAATAACTCGTTTTTTCGCTGGAAACGAAGTAAAAAAGTTTGAGGGTATAATTAGCAATATTGATCTGAAAATTAAACAGATAAATAGTCAGTTTAAATATAGTAAGTATTTGGAAAATACTCAAAAAGACAATCCATCTGTTAATGATATCATTAATGGTGTCAACACCGACCTCTCCCCTCGTGGTGTCTCCGGCAACGGCGGTATCAAAAACTTCCAGATCACATTCAATTCCCCTGTGGTTCAAGTTGATGATAATCATGTGGACGGGGAAAAATACACCCCGGAACAATTAGGACAAACAGCCGCTAAAGAGTTTGTTAATATTCTCACTCAAATCGCTGTACAGTGATGAGCAAAGCAAAGGAGTTTATACGCAACTTGTTTACATATATCGGAGATTACAATGCAGCCTCTCCTGATAACGTGACGTATGTTGAATTCAATAATACCAAGTTCTCCGTACAGATACAGCCGTTTTTTGAGCTGAATACTTCACACGGTAAGGTTATAGCCCGTTCGCAGATTATTGACGGAGAAGAGGCGTTTGAACGCATGAGTGTAAAGGCCTCGAAAATTACTTTCAGGGGGACTATCCTTGTGGATAAGTGGCGGCAAAGAGGTTTTGATGATTTGGGGCGCGGTGCCGTACAGATAGCGACCCGCACAAAAGACTGGAATGATAAATACCGCATAGATGACATGCTGGAAGCTCTCGACCTGATAAATCGTCAGGTCTTTCGAGTCAACAAGATTATAGAGGTCAAAAACCCTTACCTCAATAAACTCGGTATCGAATACATATTAGTGGAGAGTATGACCACCAGCCCGCTGATCGGGTCGGTAGGGTTCGAGTATTCGATTGAGGCGTACGATGCCACCGGCAAGAAAAACAACAAAGAAGAAACGCTTATAATCTCGCAATAATGCTGTACCTGATCGCGCATGTTCAAGTTTCATTCGGCGAAAACTACGAGAAAAAACTATCCTCGGTGGTTCGGGTTTCTGTGAATGATTCTATCGATGGGATCGGCGCGCGGTGCGAGATCACCTGCCCACTTAATGCCCGGATCGAGAAAGACGGCGGGACACCGTTTATAGCGCCAGTGCGGACTGCTTTTAAGGCTGGGGATAAAGTACGGGTAAAAGCATGGTACGACGACTACCCGGAAAGAACTTTGTTTGAGGGCTACGTGTATCAGATCAGGGAGGGAACCCCGAGTACGATAGTTTGCGAGGATCAGGTTTATTTACTGCGCCGGGGCATCCTGAATAACGTGTGGAATAAACCCGTCAAGCTGAAAGAAATATTGAGATACGTGTGCTCATCGCAAGGGGTTGAGGTTTCCGATGATGTGGCCGATGTGGAGTTTATCAAATTCTCCATCAAAGACTCTTCACCTTTGTACGTGTTGCAGCAGATCAAGAGTGAAATGTGGCTCGTGGTTACCTTTCGGGACAAAAAGTTGGTTGCAACGGGTATCAGCGCTACCAAAGGAAATAATGTCAAGCTGGCCAGCGACAGAAACGTGATCGGTTGCAACATCCAGCAGCCCGACGGAGTATGGAAGCAATTTAAACTGAAAGTCGAGTACACAGATAACAACGGCAAGAAAAAGAGCTTTACCGTTGGAGACCAGGAGGGGCAGATCAGGGTGGTTGACTGTACCTCTGTGACCAAAGAGAATGCCGAATCTTTCGTCAATACTCATGTACTGGACAATCTGAGGACCGGCATGTATGAAGGAACACTTACCACCCTGCTCTATCCGGAAGTCAAGTTGTTCAGTCTGGTGGATTACAAGGATAAAAGTTTTTCATCGCTGAACGGCACCTATAAGGTGAAGCGCGTAGGGGTATCTATCGACACTCAAGGATGCAGGCAAACACTAACATTGGCACAGATCGCAAGTGATATGCCCGTGCCGCAAACCACCCTCAGCAATGGATAATTATACGGATTACGCGGTAGCCCAATTATCCACGCTTTTACGGCAGTTTTCTATGCAGGGCAGCATTATCCAGGGCACGATCACCGCCGTAAACAAGGATGATAACACCTGCACGGTGTCGGTCGAGGATGCGGAAGGAGGTTCTTTGGAGTGGGAAGGAGTACCATTGCGGGTATTGTCGGTAGAAAGTAATTACATGATCTACCCCAAGCCCGGCACCGATTGCTCGGTATGTTTCTACGGAGGAAACACCCGAAGCCCGGCAGTGCTGGATTTTCAGGATGCCGAGAGCATTAAAATTACAGGACAAACGAACATAGATATTCTGTCGGATCAAATAACTCTGAATAATGGTGATTTGGGTGGCATTATTAAAATAAACACTTTAACTGATAAATTGAATGCTCTGGTGGACGCTTTTAACAATCACACCCACAATGTTACCGGAGTCCAGCCGGGTACCGGATCGGTGGTAGCCCCGGCACCGACCGGGAAAGCGGCAGAATTTGTCGCAGCGGATTACGAGGACACTAAAATAACGCACTGATGCAGGATTTGAGATTCAACCCGAGGGAAAGGGATATATACATTGAGAGTGGCGATTTGGATGTTGCCGCAGACCGCGATACCGGGCTGCAAAACGGGTTTATCCTTGCGGGAACGGCCATGTGTACCCCTCTCTATCCTCCCATCGGATTATCCTTAGTGGATGCTATCGGGTCTGAACTTTTGCCCACGCTGATCCGCTGGCAAAACATGGCCTATACGGACGGTGCCCAGAGTGCGGAATACCAGGTACAAGGGAATGATGTAGTTCTAATAACAGAATATTGATATGGCAAGTTTCAATGACATACTGGCGAACGTACAAGCGGCCATCCCCCAGCTTACGAATACCTCTGCCGGGTCGGTGTATCAGCGGATCATCAAGGCTTTTTCGGATGTGATCGATACAGTCCGCACGGAGATCAGCAATACTGTGACAACGATACAGTCTTATGTAAGGCAGAATAGGTACGGGAAAGCCAAATATTACGAGGATGCGGCTAAGGCTTTTCAGTATGGGGATAATTTGGAGTTCGACGAGAATTACCAACCCTACTATCCTACTATCGATACCACAAAACAGATCGTCAAACAGGCATCGGCCGATATATCGACCTCTACGGTGGAAATCGGGGGTGAGGATTATCCGGTTTCTACCCTGTCGCTAAAGGTGGCTGCGCAGGATGAAAACGGGCAGCTGATTCCTTTGACTGACGAACAAAAGCAAGCCTTCGATACCTACATGAAGAATTTTGAAATTCCGGGCATCCTGCTTAATAAGTATTCGCTTGCTGGTAATATAGTCAAGTTTGCTACGATGAACTGCGTATACTCCCCGCAGTACGATCAGGCAACAATTGCATCCGGCGTAGTTGCGGCTATGGAGCAGTTCAGGGATTCGATGAGCTTCAATTCTGCTTTTTACCCGAATCACCTTGAGCAGTACGTGCGGAGCAATGTGCCGGGAGTGGTGGATTTTTATCTGGCAGGCGGTCAGATTCAGACCGACACGGGTTGGCAGTCTTTTACGGAAAGCGTAATAATCCCTGCCGGGTATTTCAATTACGAAACCGACTTCGAGAAGAATATAACTTATGTTTCGGGAAACTGACATACGAAAGCTCACCATGCTCTACCTCCGCCAATATTGGTCGGTGACTAAATCGCTGACCTTATCGGTGGCTTATAGGTTGGTGTACTGCTCGCTCACTCCTTTGCACACTCCACTGGCTGATTTGTTTGCTTTTCGTCTAAAACAGAAACTTCTCGCCCTCATCCCGTGGACGTATGGTTCAGCCTTGAAGTATTTGCGCGATCATTATTCTGAGCAGATAGATTTTGAGTATTTAGGGGCGAACGAGACTGTATGGTTGGCTCCGGACGATGCCTCGAATGATGTGTGGCTGACATCGACGACAGCCGATCCGGTTTATCTGACCCCAAATCTGGAAAGTGTGAGCGGCATTAATATTCTAATAATATGGGTGCCTCAGTCCTTAATGGATGATAGCGCTTTGTATTCTCAGTTTCTGGCAGATTTGAACACTTTAATTCTTGATGGGATAACCTACAAAATCAAAGCTATATGAGTTCGATAAAGAAATACAACGTTCAGGAGACGAACAAAACTCCTTTTTTACAGTCCGATGCAGCCCAGTGTACAGACAACGTTATGACGGCTGTTGCCGGCTTGGCTGACGTGCACTTTGCTATTTTGAGTGGCCTGACGTACAGCGGGAATGCCTACGGGGCGGGATTGGTGGTTATGGATGGAGTTATTCGCTCAGTTCCCGCAGGGGCTACCCGGTCGAGTTATTTGGCCCCTCTCGACAATCAAACGGATGTCCGTCCCACCAAATCCGGCAGCACGGCACCCGTGTATACGGAATACACCACGCAAATTAGCGCCAGTGATACGGGCTACCCGCAACTTACAGAGGCGAATGTTGCCAAATATAGCGGGTGGATTACCCCGGGTCAGATTCAGCCGGAAGCTATCACAACTCCAGCTATCGCGCCTAATGCTGTGTCGAACGCCAAACTGGCGAATATGCCTGCTCAGACGGTTAAAGGGAATGCTTCTACCCAGGCCGGCCCAGCTGTGGATTTGACAAGCGCACAACTATCCGCTCTGATCGGGCTCTACCCCTACCCTGACCTTGATTCTGAAACGGAGGTAGTAGTAGAGGGTTTAACCTTTGATGGAAAGCAGGTTTACGGAAAAAAATACAAAGCTCAGGTGGATTCCAATCTTATATACCCCAGTGGTCAGGTGATAACTCTTGAAACAGGGGGTATTGATGCTGTTTTGGGAGCTATCGGGTATGTGGGTATTAATGTAACGATTAATAACACCCGTACATTTACACGTAAACTACCTGTAGGAACAAACTCACAAAACATCTCTAATTCAGTTCTTTATTCTTGGACTAGCACCAATGCAATGATTTTGACTGTTTATCAACAAGACACTACCATTATAGGTAGTGGCGGATGGACCACCAATTATATCGAATATGATTTCTTTGCCTTATACACCAAACTATGACAACCTACACCATTCGACAAGGCGAAACGATTTTGGATGTCAGTGTAAATGCGACCGGCTCCCCTCTGAATATAGAGAAGATTCTGGATGCCAATAATATTGATACTTGGACTCCAACACTTGTGGCCGGTCAACAATTGACGATCCCGGATGATGTCGAATTGCAGACAAACAATCTGCGGGATTTGCAACGCTACCCGGTTGCAGATTGCGGATTTATATCTGCGGAAGAATTTGACCGATTGACAATGGAGTTGGAAGATTTAATATTCCCCGTTCTTTTGGCGACAGAAGACGGTCGGATAGTTATAACAGAAGATGGTTATGCAATTAGCTTGAGACGATATGGAAATTCAAAAGGTTAAAATCAGTGATCTTCCTGTTACAGAAGATTTAAATGGCCTCAAGACACTAGGAACTACAGCTGAAAACACAAGTAAGGCGGCGGAACTGACGTTTATTGCTGACGCTGCTACTTCCGCCAATGAGGCCGCCACCAATGCGAATCAGGCGGCAAAGAATGCGAATACTTCTGCTGCCAATGCAGATGCTAAAGCGGAAGCGGCCCAAAAAGCGGCGGATAACGCAACCGCGTCGGCTAATCAGGCGGATCAGGCTGCTGTTAACGCTAATACAGCTACAACCCGAGCAACGGCAGCGGCGGAAAAAGCAGAAAATGCCGCAGACGTAGCTATTGGAGTTGTAAATGAAGCCCAACAGGCTACTGCTAATGCCAATCAAGCCGCACAATCTGCCAATGAGGCCGCCACCAATGCGAATCAGGCGGCTACATCTGCTAATGATGCTGCAACAGAGGCGCATACTCAGGCTGAATACGCAAAGACCCAAGGAGACTATGCCAAAGCCGAAGGAGATCGGGTTTTAGCAGAGAAAGGCCAGCCGGGAGGATTGGCAGAACTGGACGAAAGCGGCCGGGTGCCTTCTTCACAGCTGCCATCTTATGTAGATGATGTAATAAACGTAGCGACTTATAGCCAACTACCCAATCCGGGAGAATCCGGTAAAATCTACATAACAGAGGATACCAACCTGACTTATCGCTGGAGTGGCTCCGGATATGTAGAGATCAGTCCCTCCCTTGCGTTGGGCGAGACTTCGGCCACTGCTTACCGGGGTGACCGGGGGAAAGCTGCTTATGATCATTCGCAGATCAAAGACGGAAGCAACCCGCATAAAACGACCTTTGCGAGCTTGCCGGATAAACCTACATCCCTACCTCCAGGTGGCAATGCCGGTGGCGATCTGGCCGGAACCTATCCTAATCCGACTATCGGCACAGGGAAAGTGACCACCGCAAAGATCGCCGATAAGGCTGTGACCGCCGCAAAACTGGCAGATCAGTATATCGTGAACCGAGGTGCTGTTTCGAACT